CTCAGTGGTAGAGCAAACGGCTGTTAACCGTTGGGTCCTAGGTTCGAATCCTAGTGAGGACGCAATTAGGAATATAGCTCAATTGGTTAGAGCATCCGCCTGATACGCGGAAGGTTATAGGTTCGATTCCTATTATTCCTACTATATGGTGGTTATAGCTCAGTAGGTAGAGCAAAGGATTGTGGTTCCTTGTGCCATGGGTTCGATTCCCATTAATCACCCAAATGGTTAGTTGTCCGATGGGTAAGGTCCAAGTCTGCAAAACTTCGGTATATAGGTTCGAATCCTATACTAACCTCGTAAAAATACGGATATGGTGAAATGGTATCATTACGGTCTCCAAAACCGCAGTTCAGGGTTCGAATCCTTGTATCCGTGCTAATAAATTGTTTAATATAAATGAAATGAAGGTGTTCAAACGAGTTAATGGTCAAACGGTAAACGTGGTTAAACATACACTAGAAGTGTTGAGAGACAATCCAACTGTGCAAATCCACATTGGTACTGACTCTCAAAATGAAGGCGGTTATACAACATATAGTACCGTTATAGCGTATCGTTTTAGTCGTAATGGCGTTCATTATATCGTTTCTAAATCTAAAGAACCTGCTATTTTAGATATGTGGACTCGTTTATGGAAAGAAGCAGAAGCATCTATTGAAATAGCAGAATGGTTAACTAAACAAATAAATGTTAACGTTCAAATTGATATGGATTATAATGATGACGAAAACTTCAAATCAAACAAACTAATTTCAGCTGCTAGAGGTTGGGCAAATAGTTTAGGATATAAAGTTAACGTTAAACCTGATATTCAAATTGCTACTAAGGCAGCTGATTATCAGTGTCGTTAAAATAAGGAAAGTAATCCTCGACGGCGAGAGGGTCCGCCTGCTAAGCGAGATGTACTCAAAAGGGTATTTGGTTCGACTCCAATGCTTTCCGCGATGAATTTGGTTTTCTAATTCTTACGTTGTATATTTACAATATAAGTTCATTGACATAAAAGCGAGATTAGCTCAATTGGTAGAGCACCGTCCTTCCAAGTCGGGGGTTGTGGGTTCGAGTCCCATATCTCGCTCAACACATTATGGTCCAATAGCTCAGATGGATAGAGCAACTGCCTTCTAAGCAGTAGGTCTCAGGTTCGAATCCTGATTGGATCACAATAATATCGGGAAGTATATCAGTTGGTAGATAGCTTGGTTTGGGACCAAGAAGCCGCAGGTTCGAGTCCTGTCTTCCCGACAAAAACAGAGGAAGCGTAGAACAATTAGCTGGGAGAGCGGTGACGCAAGGGTACACACTAAGGATAAGTAGTAATACTCAACTCTCTAATGGTGTGTGAAGTCGAGTACTTCAGTGTACGGACGGGATTCCTGATAAAATTGTTCCTGTTTTTTTATTGGCGTGTATCTCCTCAAGCTTATACCTTGTAGAAAGAGTAATTGGTCACATAAGAGTTCAAATCTCTTCTCGCCAACTAAATTTGGAAATGCAAGATACGTATATTATATTCGTGTTATAGTTCTTTAAAATATTAAACCCATTAGATATAAAAGTCTGGTGAGAAATAGGTTAGTTTAATTTAATTTTTAAAAGTTAAGTTAAATTTAAAGTATTAAAGCAAAGTTAGGCAAGTAGCTTTGTTCTCACAGTTTATTAGTAATACACGTCGGGTAGTGTAGCTAGTAAAGGAAATGAATAGGACGTCGGGTTCTAATCGCCAGGTTTGAGTATCATAATTGCCGTACCTTGACGGTTCGTCTAACGGCAGGACGCTTGGCCCCGACCCAAGAAATGTAGGTTCGATCCCTACACCGTTAACAAAGTTTCCCATAGACTTAATTATGGAATGGAAGATTGGCAGAGTGGTCGATCGCGGCGGTCTTGAAAACCGTTGTACCGCAAGGTACCGTAGGTTCGAATCCTACATCTTCCGCTAAAATTTAATTAATATGAATGAAGTAACAGTTACAGTTCTTCCACACCCCATAACTATGTTTATTTTGGGTGGTATGTTGTTGGGTTTAATTTTATTGTTTCTCGAGTTTAGACGGACTCGTGAAATGATTAAGAATTTAACTAAACAGATTGAAAATCAAAACCAAACAATTTACTCTATTAAAGAGATGACCACAAAATCTATTCAAGAAGTTTCTCGCAAAGTTGATTCCCGAATCGACAAAGCACTTGGAAATGTAAAGAAAGATTAGTATATTTACCCTATGTTTAACAATTTAAAAACAAGTTATTTTCAAATGAAAAATGTGTTTTTTGCCCTTGTTGCAGTTGCTACCTTGGCAGCATGTTCAAATGGTTCAGAAGCTACTACCGAAGTAGTTGCTATGGATTCATGTGCTGTAGATTCAACTGTGGTTGATACCACTGTTGTAGCTCCTGTTGACTCAGTAGTAGCCGAGTAATCGGCTCTCAACGCTTCCTTAGCTCAATAGGTAGAGCAATTGATTTGTAATCAATAGGTTGTCGGTTCGATTCCGGCAGGAAGCTCAAAATTTCCTTATTTATTAAAATGAGGTGGTGGTCCTGTTAGGAGCCCAAGTTTCCCATTCTTGTAAAAAAATCGGGTGGAGCTAAAGTAGGCAGGAAAAGATAGGGAGGTAGCTTGGCTACGTCCCTTTTTCTTTTTATATTCATAATAAATAGATTTTAGGGGTTTCCTAACACTTAAAACCAATTTAAAATTATGGAAACAATTTATTTTTTCGTAGGTGCTCTTTCAGTAATCGTTCCTTTTGTTATGGGGTGGTTGTTGTTAAAAGTGTCTAACCAATCTAAACAAATCAAAACCCTAGAAACCCTAACTAATTCTATAGTATCAAATGATATTACAGAAAGTGATGTAAGAGCAATTGTCGATTCTCGAGTCGATAAATATGCTTCTACAGTTGATCGAGAATTTGATCATAATCACAACACTATTGAGCAAACCAAAAAGTCTATTCAAGATGATATTGCTCAAGTTCATCGTCGAATTGAGGATGAAGTACGTGAACTCCGCAATGAGATTAACATTAACAGAGTAGTAAACACCAGAAGAGTAACTGATGGTGGACTACAGAGTGAATATTAATATTTATTAACACGTTAGGAACCCCTTAAATCTATACATCATGCCGTCTAATGAAGAGTTTTACGAAGAAGTAGGTTGGAAAGCCCATAATCGAGGAATATTTGATGAATGGCAAGCCAAAACCTCTTCACTGTTAGATGAGAATCCTGACCTAGAAAGATCTGAAGCAGCTTATCGTATTTATAAGCAGTTAGTAGGAAGTCAAAATGAAAATGATAGATCCCGAGAAAATATTTAATCTGTTTAATCAAGCAGATCAAGATCCTCCAATACAAGAAAAGGCTGAGATTGCTGAGCAATTGCTTGCTCTAAAGGATACTCCTGCTTTTAAATTGGGTATATTTAAAAAATTAATTCTCAACCATACCAATTTTAATAGAAGCATTATAAATATGTTATCACGCGTTTCAGATGAACTCGACATGGACGACGTGAAAAACGCGGGTGAATTCATTATATACAATAGAGCATGGGAATATATGCGAGATCTTAACGTTAAGGACCTCGAAACTTTCGAATCTATTAAAAAAGGGGCTAACCAAGAATTAGTCACAGCTTTCAAACTCGCTATACATTATTTTCAGGAAACCGAAGAATATGAAAGATGTGCCCACCTAAAAAAGTTTTGTGATGTTTGCGAATTTTTTTGCAACTAAGCTTGGAGGTAAATCCTTCCCATATTATATTTGGGATACGGGAAAAGGGAAATAAGGAAATAGGGATGAAAGATATGGGATGAATGAGGGGGATAAGGAACCCGAGGTTCATCGATATGTATAAATGTATATAAATAAATAACAATATGAGATATAGAAATATCGTTTTGGATAAAGCAAATGTTCTTGATTCCAAACTTAAAAACTTAGAAACAATCGTTCAACGTCAACAACCCGTTAGCGAATTTATGAAAACTATTGGGGAAGCGAAAGAGCTTATTCAAGAAATCCAAGACTACATTGAACGTGAAGAACGTACACCTGGAGAGATTAATAGATTTTAAATAAAGATAAATAAAAGTTATGATTTTAGAAGCAAAAGATATCCAAAACAATTGGATTCAATTTATGGCTAACATTGATGCCCACATTACTGGGAATCGTAAACATAAATTGGTTGAGTTTTATGAACAGTATCAAGAGCGTATTATGCTTATGCCTGCTGCTCATAAAAAAGAATACCACAATGCATTCCCAGGTGGATATGTTGAACACGTAAACCGTGTTGTAACTTGTGCCCTTAAGTTGTATGATTTGTGGACGGATATGGGAGCCGATATGTCTACGTTTACCAAAGAGGAACTTGTATTCTCTGCTATCAACCATGACTTAGGTAAAATGGGTGACGAGAATGAAGAATCATATGTACCCCAGACTGATAATTGGAGAAAGGATAAACTTGGTGAAGATTATATGTTCAACACTAAAGTTCCATTCGCCTCAGTACCAGATAGAGGTTTATATATGCTTCAGGCCCACGACATTAAATACAGTTTTAATGAAATGGTCGCAATTCAGACTCACGATGGTTTATATGATGAGGCAAATAAGAAATATCTTCTTAATTACATGCCCGAACAAAAACCACGTACATCACTTCCATTTATTCTACATCAGGCCGATTTGATGGCTGCTCGTATTGAGTTTGAGCGTGAATGGTTACCTAAATTAAAAGGAGAGAAGAATAGCTTGGATGGTGCCAAAAAGAATTTTACATTGGGTTCTAGTGCTAAGAAGGAAAACCCTTCAACAGCAAAAACAAAAGCTTTAAATTCACTTAAAAGTGAGGGTTTAAAAAACATGTTAGATAACTTATGATTGTAACAGTAGTAATTTCAATTTTATCAGTTTTAGTCGCAGCGTTCGCGTTTGCGACTTTTAACCTTTTACGCAAAAATGAAAAACAGGAAGATATTCTTGTAGAATACATGAAGTATCTTACTAATTTAGATGTCGTTATCGAAGAATCCGATAAACGTTTAAAAGAAATTGATGCTAAAGGTTATTTTAAATCCGATGATGAAATTGGTTGGTTCTTTGGTCAAGTAAAAGAAATCCAATCTATTTTAAATGAGTTTAGAGTAAGAAAGCTCTAAATATATGCTTGTGGCTAAAAAGAAAACATCCAACAATTACTTCACCCAGGATACAGAAGATGCAATTGTTAAGTATAACAATGAATCTGATCCTTCTGAGCGTTCAAAGATCTATGAACGTGAAATTCACTATGCTTTTTTCAAATTAACGGAAAATATCATCCATACCTTTAAATTTTACTATACCGAGGTAGATGAGATTGAGCACTTGCAACATGAAGTAATTACATTCCTTCTTGCTAAAATTCATTTATTTGATCCTTCAAAAGGTGCTAAAGCGTATTCTTATTTTGGAACTATTGCTAAACGTTATCTAATCATCTCGAACCAGAAAAACTATAAAAAGCGTGTTGAAAAAGCACCATTTGAGACATTAGAAGAAGACGATACATTCTCTTATGGAATTGAAGATCACAAATACTCAGACCCACTCTCAGATTATATTAATGAGTATGTAATCTATTGTACCGACAATATCTATAAGTTATTCCCAAAAGGTGAAGATGCAGCTGTAGCTGATGCGATTTTGGAACTATTTAGAAAGAGAGAAAGTATTGAAATTTTTAATAAAAAAGCACTTTACATTTATATTCGTGAAATTATTGATGTAAAGACTCCTAAAATTACCAAAATCGCAAATCGTTTATACGATATCTTTAAAGAAGGATACATATTTTATCTTGAACACGGATATACAAACTTTTAGTTTTAATATTTATATCGGAACTAAACGTATGTATTATGTCTCAATTAGATAAACTAGTATTTGGTAAGAAAAAATTCTCGGATCTTTTGGAAGAAATTTACAATAACCAAAAGAAAAAAGAAAACCAAATTTCAGCACTCATTTCAGAATTAAAACCCCTTATCTCAGATATTGGGGATGCTACTCTCATTGTTCCTCTTATCAAAGAATATATGGATATTGGGGTTAAAAATGATGATTTACTTATTAAAATGGCTACTTTAGTCCAACGTGCTTTGCAAGCTGAAGCAGTTGGTGATGAATCATTTGGCATTTCAGAAGAAGAAAAAGAACAACTTCTTTCTGAAATTAACAAAATGCACGAGAAGAAGAAATGATAGTAAATGGTTTAGCAGATATTGGCAATGTTTCCCGCCCCTCCGGTAATTTAGGTGGTGGGGTTGGTGCTTCATCCTTTATTTCTGCTAGGGTAATTGATATAGTGTTAGATGATGCTCACCCTAAATTTAAAGAAGTAGGAGAGTGGAATGGTATTGGTACTATTTTCTATCAAACTACTCAAAACCAAACTACAGACAATTCTACACTCCAAATAGCTAAACCTGCTTTACCTAATAATAAACATTATCCCTTAATAAATGAGATAGTCTATTTATTTTCCCTACCATCCCCAGATACTCAAAATTCAGGACAAAATGACCAACAATACTATTTTAGTCCTGTAAATATTTGGAATAGCCAACACCACAATGGTTTGCCTAATGGTTTAGTTTTAACTGATGAACAAAAAGATGACTATCAGCAAACTGAAGCCGGTAATGTTAGAAGAGTAACTGATGGTAGTACTGAAATTGAATTAGGTCAAACCTTTAAAGAAAAAGCCAATGTTAACCCACTTTTACCTTTTGAAGGAGATGTTATCTATGAAGGTAGATGGGGTAATTCAATTCGCTTTGGTTCAACTATAAACGGAAAAACAAATTGGTCCCAAACCGGAGAAAATGGTGACCCCATTACACTTATAAGAAATGGTGAAGATCCTAATAATGGGGATGAAGGTTGGATTCCTGTAGTAGAAGATATTAATAAAGATATTTCTTCTATTTGGATGGGTTCAACTCAACAAATTCCATTAGAGGCAGCAAGTTCTTTATATAATTCATATTCTTCACCCCCAACCAAACCCAGTGAATACGCCGGTTCTCAAATTATAATCAATTCAGATCGCGTTATAATTAATAGTAAAACGGATCATATAATGCTGTCTTCAGCTAAATCGGTTTCACTGAATGCCGTGGATAGCGTTAATATAGACACTAAAGAACATATTGTAGACGCCGATAGTATTAAATTGGGGTCTAAAGATGCTACTGAATCTTTAATGTTAGGGGATAAAACAATTGAATTATTATCTAAAATTTTAGATGAAAATGCTAAAGTTTCTAAGGCACTTGCTCAATTGGCAGGTAAACCTATTATTGGAGGAGCTGCACCTGACCCAGGAACTATCAACACAGCTACCCAATCAGCTATTAAGTTAAATTCTTATAAAAATCAACTTAAGTCTTTACTTTCAAAACAAAATAAAACAATCTAATGGGATTAGAAGCTATCATAACACCCATAGTAACTAGTGCTGCTAAATCTATTGTAAACTTTGATTTAGCTGTTGATCCCTTGATTGCTCAACTTCAAAAAAGTTGTCCTTCAAAACCTGAATTGGATAAGATTTTAGCTAAAAAGAATCAAATGTCTCAAGCTTTATCTCAAGTCCAAAAAGGATTAACAACCTTATCAGATACATCTTCGGCACTAGATACTATCTTAACGGGGGCAGATATAGCTGTTAAAGTTATCAAAGCCCTCCCAGTTCCAACTTCAGTTCCCCCTGGTGTTGGTATTCCCTTAAATGTAATTAATGGGTTTACTTCAACCTTAATCAAACTTGCTGATTTAATTAAAAACGGGAAGGTAACAGTAGGTCAAATTGCACCTGCTACTAAAGTAATGATAGATAGTATTGCTGCCATTCAAGATAAACTCTCACAATTAGATGGTTTGCTTGCTAAATGTCTAGCAGAACAAACAGCAGGTATGACTGATGAGGAAAAAGAAGCATATTTTACTAGTTTAGGAATTGATTTAAAATCTTCATCAACTACAGGAGACGGTACTAAACCCGGTGAATCTTTAGAAGATAGATTATCCCCCAACTCAACAAACCCCTACGTTTATAAGGGCTATACTATTATTTTAGACACAAATTCTGGCAATAAATTCTCATTCCCTGAAAGACGAGCAATTGGTACAAATGCCGAAGGGGAAAAGATTGTAGGACCCTGGTCTTACAGTGCTTCAACTCAAGTATTGTTAGATGGTGTTAAATTTGAAATTGATAAACTTGATAGATTAGCACTTAAAGCTGCTGATGAAGCCGCAGCTGCTGAGGCAGCCCGTTTGGAGGCACAACGTAGAGCCGAACAAGCAAGACAAAAAGCTTTAGCTGCTCAAGAACAACGTAGAAAAGAAGCCTATACACTAGGTAAAAATTCAGGATTATCTAATAAACCTCAATCTCAAAACCCATACCCCTCAACAAATAAACTTCAATATGATGCTTGGAATGATGGTTGGAAAGAAGGAGCACTAACAGCTATAAGTTCTCCTCCATCAGCTGCTCTTTTAGGAGCTTTAATTCCCCCAAGCAACACAACTAATACTGGAGGTACTACAACTTCAACAACTACTCAGGATTATGTTCCATTTGGCTTCGCCGGAGATACTAATGGAGAAACTAGAACCTTTACAGCAGGTGGGTATGTTAACGAAGTTTATGAGTGGAATGTTGCGCAAGATAGATGGATAAAACAATAAAAACTCATATTTAACTCATATTTATAATTAAAAGATAGCATGAAATTAACAGAATTAAGAAAAATAATTAGAGAGGAAGTTAGATCTGCCATCCAGGAAGAATTAAAAGATATTCTTCTTGAAGCTGTTCGTTCTCCTAAACAGGTGGTTACAGAAAATATTGCTATACCCACCCCACAACTCTCATCAAAACCATCAATTAATGCCAAAAAAGCATATATGGATGTAATGAATGAAACCGCTATGAGTTTTACTTCACAAGATGCTCAAACATTTAGACCTCAAGGATCTGCAGATATGGTAAATGGTTCATTACCTGAAGGAAATGTTAGTATGGACCAAATTATGGGACTTTTAAACAGTAAATAATGGCTCAAAGAATACCTAACCAATTCCCAGTAGATTTACAAGCAGGTACTGCTTTAGGGTTAAGTCTTCCTTTTAATGGGAGTGGTGATGCTGTATTCAGTTCTAATTATACTACTCAAGACCAAACAAAATCAAATTTAATTAATTACTTTTTAACTAATAAAGGCGAAAGACCAATGCAACCTAATTTTGGTGCTAATCTGAGAGCCGATATTTTTGAAATGGTAAATAATCAAACTTATGATTTGTTAAAATTAAAAGTAGAAACTGAAATTAAAAATAATTTCCCGAATGTTAGCGTAAGCGATATAGAAGTATTGGGGAGTGAAGATTATAATACAATTCAAATTATCATATACTATAACATTGTTCCCTTTGGAATAACTGATCAACTGAATCTAACATTTAACTAATGGCTACTAAAAATATTAATTATTTAAGTCGTGATTTTAGTGTATTCAAGCAACAATTAATTGATTACGCTAAAACTTACTATCCTAATACCTACACAGATTTTAGTCCCTCTTCTCCGGGAACAATGTTTATTGAGATGGCATCTTATGTTGGTGATGTCCTTTCATTTTACTTAGATAATCAAATCCAAGAAAACTTCTTACAGTATGCTAAACAACAATCAAACCTATATAGTTTAGCGTACATGATGGGGTATAAACCTAAAGTAACATCCCCATCTTCAGTAACTCTTACTTTCTATCAGAGAGTCCCAGCAACACTTGATGGTGGTGTTTGGGTTCCTGATTTTAATTATGCTTTAAAATTAGGTGCTAATTCTGAAATTGGATCAACTTTAAATTCACCCTCACCATTTTTGGTAGGAGATGAAGTAGATTTTTCATTTTCTAGTTCTTTAGACCCTACAGATGTAAGTGTTTACAGTGTTTCAAACAATCAACCTGAATATTTTCTTTTAAAGAAAACCAGAAAAGCAATTTCAGCAACAATCCAAACTTCGGAATTTAGTTTTGGAGCCCCCCAACAATTCCCTACTGTAAACATTAACAGTTCTAATATTATTGGTATTTTAGATTGTGTTGATTCTGAAGGCAATGATTGGTACGAAGTAGATTATTTAGCCCAAGATGCAGTATTTGATTCTATCAAAAATACAAACGTTAACGATCCTAACTTCTCATCAGATAATTCAGATACTCCATATCTTTTAAAATTAAAACAAGCTGATAGAAGATTTGCTACTAGATTTACATCCCCTTCAAACCTTCAACTCCAATTTGGTTCAGGAGTTGTAGCTAATGATGATGAAACTATTGTTCCAAATCCTGACAATGTTGGTATGGGTTTACCTTTTGAAAAAGATAAACTTACAACAGCATTTTCACCTACAAACTTTATTTTTACTGATAGCTATGGTATTGCTCCTTCAAACACAACTCTATATGTTAGATATTTGACCGGAGGTGGAGTAACGTCTAATGTTCAATCCGGATTACTAAACACACTTTCCTCAGGAAATTTAAGTTTTGTTCAGAACAATTTAACAAATGCTCAAGACATTTATGATTCATTCCAAGTAATTAATCTTGAAGCTGCCGATGGTGGTAGTGATGGAGATTCATTAGAAGAAATTAGACAAAATTCTGTTGCACAATTTCAATCACAATTAAGAACTGTAACTGAATACGATTACTTAGTAAGAGCTTTAAGTTTACCATCTCAATATGGTTCTTTAGCTAAAGTATATGCTCAAACCCCAACAGCCAATTCAACCTCACTCACCGATGAAAATGTGGCTGTAATCGATTTATATTGTTTATCATACAATAACTCTAAACAATTACAGACTCCATCAACCGCGTTAAAGAATAACCTTAAAACGTATCTTTCTCAATACCGAATGATTGGAGATACTGTGAATGTTAAAAATGGATATATTATTAACATTGGTGTTGAGTTTGATATTATTGTTTTACCTAACTACAACAGTAATGAGGTATTAATTACTTGTATAAATGCTTTAACAAATTATTTTAATATTGATAATTGGCAAATAAACCAACCCATTATATTAAGAGATCTTTATATCTTACTAGATAGAGTCCCAGGAGTTCAATCTGTTAAAAATATTCTCATCACAAATAAATCAGGAGAAGCTAACGGATATTCCGCTTATGGGTACGATGTTACTGGAGCCACTATTAATGGTGTTCTTTACCCATCATTAGATCCTTCAATTTTTGAATTAAAGTATCCAAATGCTGATCTTAAAGGACGTGTAGTATCTTATTAAAAAAAATATTTATAATAAATAGAATATTATGCCTATTCAACCTCAAGAACAACAATTACCTATTGAATCTTTTAACACCCCACCAGGTTTAAAGAATAAATTACCTTTTACACAATTAGATGTTGAATATGGGGGTACTATTAATCACTCATATACAACCAAAATTGGAAACGAAGTAAAAACAATCCCAACTACCCAACCTTATACTCCTAAAAACACATATGCTGATAGTTTTACAGGTATGGGGTTAGATAATAGATTAAAAGATTTATATAAATAAAATGGCAGTATTTAAACTATTTCCTGAAAAAGATGCTACTTTATATTCATTATTACCCTTAATGAATACAGGGTTAGACTCTCAAATTGAGGCCACTACAACTGCCTTTGGGCCATCTGATCCTAATCCACAAGTATCTCGATTCCTTGTCCAATTTAATAATAATGAAGTTGGTCAAGTATTAGAAAATTTAATTAACGATAATGCTGGCACTGATTGGAAGGCATATTTAAGACTTTACTCCTCAAAAGCTACAGGTTTAGCACTAGATACAGCTCTTGATATTCATCTTTCAGCTAAAAGCTGGGATATGGGTACTGGTCTTTATTTAGATCAACCACTTACTACTAATGGTACTAGCTGGATTTTTACAGGGGCTTCAGGTTCATCTAATAGATGGATAGCTGCTGGAGACCCATTCTCAAATGGCTATGGGGCTTACACAGGTTCATATGCTACTGCCTCTGTAGCAGCAGGTGGTGGTGTTTGGTATACTTCAACAACAAACGGATCTACAGCTCATGGTTGGGCTTTATCCTCATCAATAACCTTTAACTATAGAAGTGAAAAAGATGTAGTTCAAGATGTAACCGAATTAGTATATCAATTTGCAGGATCCGGAAGTACTACGGCAGCAATTCCTAACTACGGATTCCTTATTAAACAAGCAGAATCTCAAGAATTTATAGCTAGTAAAGATTCACAAGCTGAATTAAAATTCTTCTCGGTTGACACAGCTACAATTTATCCTCCTGTATTAGAGTTTAGATGGGATGATTTTGTATGGGCTACAAGCTCATACTCAGTATTAGATGCAACTCAACCTTTTGTTGAAATTGCTGAAAACCCAGGTGAATTCTACTCAGGTGTCACTAATAAATTTAGAATTTACTGTCGCCCTGAATATCCAATAAGAGTATGGCAAACATCTTCAGTTTATATTAACAATTACTACTTACCAGAAGGTTCAACTTATGCTATAAAAGACTTGGATACGAATGAATTTGTTGTTAACTTCGATCCTCTATATACGAAAATTAGTGCTGATTCAACATCAAACTATTTTAATGTATATATGAATGGTTTAGAACCTGAAAGATACTACAAAATTATGATTTCAAGTAGTATTGCTGGTGCTGAATATGTTTTCGATGATAAGTACTATTTTAAAGTAGTTAACGGATAATGGCTGAAAGAATAAGTTTAAATAAAAATGTTTTCAAAAAAGAAGATTTTCTTAAAACAGTAGATACTTCTTTTACTCAGTTGGTGCCTCCTACGGCGTCAGCTGTTCCTGCTTTTACAGTTGAAGACTTTTTTGTTGAATACGAAAATTTATTCTTTGAGATCCCCAAAGAAGGAGAAACTAATTCTCACCAATATTTAGTAGAACGAAGTGGTGAATATATTGCTTTTGATCAAGTAAACGAAGAAATTCAAGCTTTATTAGAAGAAATTTCAACCCTTAGACAAGAAAATTTGGATTTACAACAACAAGTATTTGACTTACAAATTAGCGCGGCTCAACCTAAAACAGCAAACACTACAGTTAATCAAATTAAGGCCAACCCCGGTAATTTACAACAAGGTATATAATAAATGGCAACAATAACTCAAATAAACCCAGACAAATTTGCAATCCAGGATTATACATTCGAGGATTATGATGTTGTTCCAAATTTTGAAATAACCTCAGTAGTTTCTCCCGAACAGGGGCAATTGGAACTTTTTATATATGATGCTAACGGGAGTCTTCTTTTCTCAGACTATGATTATCCTGGGTATTCTGTTACTGATGATCCTTCACTAACTAATTTAGGAGGATATTCTACTATTAATCTAGATCCTGAAAAAGATCTAGTAGAAAATTTCTATGATGTTGGTCAATACCAGGTAGTTTATAATTTCTTTTCTCCACAATTAAACAGTAATTCCCTTAATACATTTTACATTAAGGAAATTTCTTCAGATAGAACTGAAATTCGATTAAGTAGTAATGCTGTAGAATTTACTACTGAAGAATTTACCCAATTTAGAGCCGGGTTAGAAACCGCAGATTATTTTGTTGAATTTTATCTTAATTTTGGAGATAACAAAGTATTAATTTCGGTTAATGCCTTTTTAGAAGGAAATGATATTTTAATTAAATTATACGAACCACTTCCTTCACAATTTACTACTAAATCAACTTGTTGGATTGTAACCAAAAATGCAGATCCCGTAGCATATAGTGTTGATTTAGTATCTGAAGTTGTTTTGGCTAATGAAGTTCCTTTCCTAAAGGGACCTAACACAAACATTCAAATTAAAAATGAGATTAATAATTCAACTGAATTAAAATCTTATGAAGAATTAATAGCATCTAATCTTACAAGTTCATACCAACAACTTAGTAGCTTATTAAATGAAGACGGAATTGAAATTAATGTCGACTATACAGACTATTCTAATTTTGTTTTCTTTAGTTCAGCTGAACAAAGATTATTAAATTTTTATCAAAAAGTATCTTTAATTGAAAGTTCATCCTCTCAATTAAACTCTATAACCAATCAGGTTACAGGTTCAACTTCGGCCTCATACTATGTTTCTGAAAGTAGATCTTACTTACAAAATATAATTGATACTACTATTAAAAACTTTGATGGGTATGAGTATTATTTATATTATTCAAGTGAAAGTAAAGCATGGCCCAAATCAAATGCTACTCAACCTTACACTTTATACTCAACAGGAAGTTCTCAAGTATTAAACTGGTTAGGAAGCAGCAATGAATCATCAGTTTATTATGGTGGTGAAGCTTTATCAGCATCCATGTACGATAATGATAATGTAAATGCTCTAACCAAAACTATTCCAGAATACCTTTTAAATGATTCCCAAAATGCCCCTTATGAATTATTCATTGAAATGATAGGTCAACATTTTGATGGTATTTGGGTTTATTTAAAAGATATTACTAATAAATTTGATGCTGATAACCGTTTAAATTATGGTATTTCAAAAGATCTTGTTGCTCAAGCTATTAGAGATTTTGGTTTAAAATTATATCAAAACCAATTTGCTCAAGAAGATTTATTCTCAGCATTTTTAGGAATTACCCCTTCTGGTAGTCTATTACCATCTACAGGTTCGGAACTTATTACTTCATATGTAACGGCATCTTCTGATGTTGTTCCCTTAGACGACGTTAATAAATCGATATATAAACGCTTATACCACAACCTGCCATACCTCTTAAATAAGAAAGGTACAATTCAAGGTATTAAAGCTTTGATTGCTTCTTATGGTATTCCTAATACAATTTTACGTGTTAGTGAATTTGGTGGTAAAGATAGAGACAATTCAAATGACTGGGATTACTGGTACAATAAATTTGGATACTCATTCTATACTTCAGGTTCAACATTCCTTTCAAGCTCATTTGCTTTAAATTCTGCTTGGGGGGCTACAAGCAATAAACCCGGAGCTATAGAATTTAGATTTAAGTCTGATGGTATCCCAACAACTAATTTCTCACAATCACTTTGGAGTACTGATGGTGGGGTTGAATTACAACTTTTATACAATGGTTCAGGTTCAGCATCAGGTTCCTATTCAGGTTCAGTAGTTGATCCTTACAACACTTATGGATACTTAAATTTCTACCCTGACTATTCAACCCCGGCTAATAGCGCTAGTGTTTATCTACCATTCTTTGATGAAGGTTGGTGGTCAGTATTAGTTAATAGTAGTAGTGCTGGGTATGAGCTTTTTGCCAAAAATAAACTTTACATTGGAGATGATGCTTCGTTATTAGGTTTCCAAGCATCTGCTTCAACCGCCCCTACAGAACCTAACTGGGGTGCTTCAACACTTAGCTACTTTGCAAGTGGTAGCCAAACAAAATTCTCAGGTTCTTTACAAGAAATTAGATACTATAAAACAGCTCTAAGCGAATCAGTATTTGACGATTACGTAATGAACCAACTTTCAGCTGAAGGTAATTCATTAAATTCTGCTCCTTTAGAATTAGCATTTAGAGCACCTTTAGGTTCAGAATTAAATACAGATTCATTTGAATCAGTTCATCCTAAGATTACAGGTTCTTGGACAGTAACACAATCATTTGCTGCTAATAGTAAT